ATCAAATAAACTTAATACATTCATGTGTTTAAATCCTTTTTATTTTTATTAAAGTAATACATTAAAATATTATTTTACATTTTAAAAGAGTGATTATAATTAATACCTACCAAGCTATGTGATTCTCATTTCAGCATCTTCTGTCGGGTTATGTTTGGTTACTGGCAGATAACCTTAGAAGTGAGTCTATGATTCGGGGCGGAGTTGCATAACTTTGAATATCGAGGAATGGAGCAAGAGACTAGATTCTATCTTTAATTTAGATAAGAGTTGTCAGATCTCCCTTGCTCTCTCTATTTCTTCGAACAAAGTTGCATTTATTATTAGCACTTACTTATTAGTTAATTGCTCTGAAGAGAAAAAGAAAAGAAAACAAACCACTTCCAAGTAGCTTCACTTTAGAAATCAAGATCATCATAACTAAGAGATTCTTCTTTTGGCGCATCTTCAAGCACTACAACTTCATATCCGCATAAATGACATAGATATAAATTGTCTATGTGGATGATTTGATCTTCCTCGGTAGGTTCATAATCATCTTCAAATTCATAGCCAAAACAATTTAGTGCAATTAGAAGCAAAATCATAATATTATTCTACTATGAAAAAGGGGAAGTATTACCGACATTCTCTGGCAAAGGACTTGGATATTTTCATTATCTCAGTTTTAGATGATTCTGTTGATTTATTAACGCTTAGAGTTGCTTATATTGGCCAGAGACAAGCACTAACGGTTGGGTTAGATACTATTTCAATCAAGAAAGAAGATTTATCTAGTTGGACTGAGGTTTTTCACTTAAAAACTGATACCATTGAGGAATGAAGAAGGTTCACGCATTTTATTCTGACATTTATAAAGAAAACTTTATTTTCCTACCAGCTTTCACTCAAAGACAGATTAATGCTTTTGCCAAGAAAAACAAAATAGAGCCCCTAGACATTTCAAGTTGTGAAGGTCAAACAATTTGCTTTAATGATTTCATAGTTATTTGGTCAAAACACAAAGATCAATCAATTGAGTCACTTTCCACTTTGGTTCATGAGTGCGTTCATGCTGCCAATATGATTTTGGACCACAAGGGAATACCGATGAGTCTAGAAAATGATGAAAGTCAGGCTTATCTAGTGGAATGGATATTTGAGAACTGCTTGAGGGCTTTAAAGTGAGTTCTGTTTCTTTCATCAACACTTTTTACTATCCAGATGAAAATGAGCGTAAAAGGCTAGAAAAGATTCAAGATGAATTTGCTATGGTTCACGCTGAGTTGTCTTATGCTTTGCGTGAAGTTCATGGCTATGAAAGATGGATTAGAAAGGAAATATTCCATCAAAAGTTTAGAGAAAGATCGATGAAAATAGTCCATTACACAGAAAAAGATTGTCAAAGTAATACCTAGAAAATCTAAATATAAAGCAATATCAATAACTAAAATGGTCCTATGAATTGACACAAGTTAGTATTTGTTTTACACTTTGTATTATGAGAAAAGAAAAAACAATTATCGTAAGAATAGATGAAGCAACTTATAACTTGATTATGAAACAAGAGCTTTCTACTTCAAATTTAATTAGACTGCTTTTATCTAATTACTTTAAGCGTCACAAGAAAAGGATTTTGGATGGCATTAACTGACTTAGCTCAAAAATTAGCTGAGTTAGAAGAGAGTCGGCACTTGATGTCAGAAGCTGAGTATCAGACTCTAAAAGATGAAATCTTAAACCTTGAAAAAAAGATAATGGAATCTGGAACAGAAAATACAACCATTCATTAAACATAGGGGAAATTATGCCATTGAAGAAAGGTAAATCACAGAAGACAATCTCAGCAAACATCAAAACGGAGCTTAAAAAGCATCCAGAAATGAAGCAAAAGCAAGCAGTTGCGATCGCTTTAAGTGTTGCTGGTAAAACTAAGAAGAAAGCTAAAAAGAAGAAATAATGATTAAGATTGATTGTGCCTTCGATGAACTAGTCCCAATTGAAAAACTTGTTCCTCATCCACGCAATAACAATAGACATTCAATAGAGCAAATTGAAGCCTTATCAAAACTAATTAAAGCACATGGCTTTCGTCATGCTTTGGTTGTTTCTAATAGATCAGGGTTTATCGTTGCTGGTCATGGTAGACTTGAAGCCGCTAGAAAATTAGGCATTGAGAAATTACCAGTTGATTTCCAGGACTTTTCTAGTGAAGCGGAAGAATACCAATGTTTAACTGCAGATAATGAAATTGCACGTTGGGCAGAGTTAGATTATCAAAACATTTACGATACTTTAAAAGAATTGCCCGATGTCGATGTTTCTTTATTAGGTATTGAAGACTTTAAATTACCAGAAGAAGAAGTAATTCCTCAATGCGATGAGGATGAAGTCCCAGAAGTTCCACCAATTCCAAAAACTAAGCGAGGCGATATTTTTGAGTTAGGAAATCATAGATTAATGTGTGGTGACAGCACAATGATTGATGATGTTGAAAAGTTAATGAATGGCGAGAAAGCCGACATGGTTTTTACTGATCCTCCTTATGGTTTTGCTGTGAAGAATACGCAGGGAGCAATACTTAATGATGAGACTTTAGATGTGTTTCAAAATGTTCTTCCATTGTTAAAAGCTTACTCAAAGGAAGATGCTCACACTTATGTCTGGTGCGCCTCTGGAGATATGTTTCCACCAAGCTTAGCAGCTTTTGTCCAAAACTTTGAGTTTCAAAATCTTTTGCCAATTCGTTGTACACATGAAAACAAAAGAGGTAAAAAGGGAGCTTTTAAACTTAATTTTGAGACCTGTCTATTTTCCAACAACAATGCCAAGGGATTTAACCCGTCTAAAAAGTTTTCTGTTTCAGAAACAACATTAAGCGATCCTCGCTACAAAGGTGATGGAAAACTTCGTGTTTATCCTGCATTATGGGATGGCGAGAGATCGACTGAGCATAATATGAACATTATTCACCCAACCCAAAAAAAAGTAGAAATGGTCGAGTTTTATATAGAAATTAGCTCCATTGAAAATGATATAATTATTGATTTTTTTCTCGGGTCTGGAACAACACTTATTGCGTCCGAGAAGCAAAATAGAAAATGCTTCGGCATGGAGCTAGATGAAAAATACTGCGACGTGATTATTAATCGCTGGCAAAAGTTTACAGGTAAGAAAGCCTATTTATTAAAGGATGGCGAAAAGATTGAGTTTGATTCTTTATGAAGAAAAATGGAAGACCAAGGAAAGATTTAGATTCTATGCAATTTGATGGCTGGCAACAACTAGACGCTCTTATTGTTTGGTCTGATGAAGTCTTTTGTGCTGAAAAACTTAATATGTCCGTTGATTCACTCGCTAGGCGAATTAAAGAGAAAACTGGCTTGTCTTTTGCGGAGTATAAGAATCAAAAGAAAGAAGCAATCCGCATCAATCTTAGAAAAAAACAATATGATGTTGCGATGGCAGGAAATGTTTCAATGCTTATTTGGCTAGGGAAGAATGAACTTGGCCAGACTGATAAGGTTGAGCAAGATGTCCACTCTAAAATGAACATAGTCATCGACAATGACGACTCAAACCTTTAAGAAAACAAAAACTCAAATACAAGCTGTAAAATACCTAAGTGATCATTATCGCCACATCATGCTTTATGGTGGATCGAGATCAGGAAAAACTTTTATCTTAGTTCGATCAATTATCATCAGAGCTTTAAAAGTTAAATCAAGGCACATCATACTAAGACAGAAATTTAATCACGCTAAGACTTCTATTTGGCTCGATACACTTCCCAAGGTTCTTAAGTTATGTTTCCCTGAGCTTATTGTTTCAATGTCAAAAACTGACTATTTTGTAACGTTTCCAAATGGCTCTGAGTTATGGGTTGGTGGACTTGATGACGCTGAAAGAGTTGAGAAGATTCTAGGTAAAGAATACTCAACTATTTATTTTAACGAATGCTCTCAGATTAGTTATGCAGCGGTTCAAATTGCTTTAACTCGTTTAGCTGAAAAAAATAGTTTAATTAATAAAGCCTACTACGATGAAAACCCTCCAACTAAAAGGCATTGGTCCTATTGGTTGTTTATTAAGGGCATTGATCCAGTCGATAATGTGCCTATTGATAACTCAAAATATAAGTCATTTTTAATGAACCCTAGGGACAATTTGGAAAATATCGATCAGGATTATATCGACGAAATTCTCAGTAAATTACCAGATAGGGAAAGAAGGCGTTTTGAGTTTGGAGAGTTTTTAGATGATTCAGATGGTTCAGCTTATTATGCGTTTAACCGAGAAAAGCACGTTAAGGAAATCGATAGAAGTTTTCATGTTGGGCAAATCTGTATAGGAATGGACTTCAACGTAAATCCAATGACTGCAGTAGTTGGTTATTATGTAAATGAGACTTTCTATGCCATTGATGAAGTCTACCTTGAAAACTCAGACACTTTTAAAATGTCAGATGAATTAAAAAGACGTGGCTATATTGGCGATGTTTATCCCGATTCAACCGGAGCAAATCGGAAAACATCTGGTAAGTCAGATCACTTAATCCTAAGAGAGGCTGGTTTTACAGTTAAGAAAACGCATAATCCCATTGTTTTTGACCGAATTAATAACGTAAATAGGCTTTTAACTGCTGATCGGTTGATAATTTCACCGAAGTGTAAGAAACTAATAGCTGATTTGGAAAAGGTTGTTTGGCGAGACAATCAGTTAGATAAGAAAACTCATCCAGAGCTTACGCACATTTCAGATGCTCTCGGTTATTGGCTTTATGCTGTGGACAATATGTTAAAAGGTGTAAATAATATCAAAACCTTTTATTATTGATTTAGTTCGTGGTTTAGTGGAAAATCTAGGTAATATTACCTTAAGGGTTCAAAATGCTTAGTCAAGATCAAATCCAATATATTGTGCAGGACATTCAGTCTTATAATACAAAGGTTCATTTATCGAAAGATTTTGAGCTTTTTCAGTTTTATAACGGTGCGACAAAAGAGATCATCAAGTCTTATATTGTTAAGGAGTTTCGCAAGCCTGAAACAATTGATGAAATGATTGGACGATTAGTTCCATTAAACTTTCTAAAAAAGATTATCAATAAGTTAGCTGGTGTTTATGTTGAAGCTCCGATTCGACGAGCAATAACTAAAGACGTTGTGGATATTGAGCTTTTATCTGAGCTTGAAGATGCAATGGAAATTAATGGAGTTCTTAAGACTTTTAATAGATACTACAAGTTAAATAAAAGGGCTTGCCTTGAGATTTTTGTTGAAGATGGTTATCCTGCTTTGCGTCTGCTACCTGCTCATACATATAAAACTTATAGTTTTGACAAGAAAAATCCAACTAAAGTGGATGCGATCGTTAAAATAATGAAAGACGATCTTTTCTTAGTTTGGACCAATGAAGAACACTTTTATCTTGATTCTAAAGGAAATAAAAAAGCTCCAAGTGAAGATAATATCGGAATGATAAACCCTTACGGTGTCCTACCTTTCTTTTACAGATGTGATTCAGTCTTCGACGTGATGCCTGTGTTGTCGGATGATATGATGTCTATGAGTGTTGCGATTCCTGTGGCTTTAACTGACTTAATGTTCGGTTTAAAGTATCAAGCATGGCCCATCATCTACACCGTTGGGGTTACAGGCGAAATAACTGGTGGACCACAAGCTGTATTTCAATTACAACGTGAGGCTGATGGCTCTGATCCAAAAATCGGAGTTATTGCACCACAATTTGACGCTAATAAAATCCTAGATTCGGTTAAGTTTCTTTTAGATGCTTGGCTTTCTACAAATAACCTATCCAATAATTACTCGGGTAGTTTTGGAGTTGGTTCAGCAGTCTCGGGTGTTTCTAAAATGCTAGATCAAGCTGAGAGTATTGAAGATAAGAAAGATCAGCAAGCTCTATTTTATGGACTAGAAGCTGAGATTTGGGATAAGTTAAAAGAAAACTTTATGCCATATTGGCGACAAACTAACGAACTAGAACCTGATCTCAATAGAGAATTTTCATCTGATTTTGAGGTTTACGTTTCATTCAAAGAGCCACAAGCGATGATGACTGAACGTGAGAAGGTTGAAGTTGCCAAGATGAAACTTGATGCTAAACTCACGAGTAGAATTGAAGAAATACAAAAATTAAATTCTGACTATGATGAAGAAATGGTTTATAAGCTCATGGAAGAAATAAATCAAGAGCAAGGACAAGTTTTTGGCACGTTGGAATCCGACTTACAAAATCTCCCTGAATGATGTCTTTTTTAGAAATTACTCAAGCAAGCCCATTGAAGTTCAAAGGCAGCTTAGGCAATTAATAAAGGATCAGACTTTTAAAGACATCTATTCACAGTCAGTAATTGAAAAGATAATCCAAAGAACACAGTTAGGACTAGATAAAAATGGTAAACAATTCGCTTTCTATTCAAAAACCTATTCTAATAGCCTTGAGTTCAAAATATATGGAAAGAAAAGAACTGAGCCAAATCTAACCTTAACTGGTGAAATGCTCGCTAGTCTTACACAATTAAAGAACATGGAAGCAAATACAATCTATATTGGCTTAATTGGTGATAACAATAAGGGAAAGGCTCAAGGGCAAATCTCGGGTAAACTTGGGCGAAATAATGGACCAAAGCGTGACTTTCTAGGACTCCCAAAGAAAGAAGAGGATGCAATCTTTAAATCACTACTAGATGATTACGCTAATAGTTCAATCGATCTTAATATGTTCCTGGATGAGAAAGTCATAAGTGTAAATATAGCAGGTGCAGAAATAGCTAGAAATCTTGTAGATATAGCAGGGATCGATTATGGTAACCAATAGAAAGAGTTTTAGACTTTTATCAAATAACTTAGATCAATTAGCTAAGGAATTTTATAAACCAAAGAATCTTAAGCGAATAGCTGAGCGAGCAAGATCAATCATCTATAAGAGGGTTAAATCCGGCAAGGGCGTTAATAACGATACTCTCCAAACTGGTAAGGCAGACTTGACCAAACTAAAGCCATTAAGCAAAAATTATAAAGATTGGCGATCAGGTAAACAACAATTTTTAACCAATAAAAAAACTAAGCAAGTGTTTCTGACCAAAGACAAGAAATGGATAGATAAACCTAAATTGGGAGAGTTTGGATCACCAGCTAAATCAAATTTAACTCTTTCCGGTCAATTGCTTGATTCTATGACTTATCGAATATCTCCTAAGGAAATCTATATTTTTATACCTAATTCCAGTCGTAGAAAAACAAATAAGTATGACAATGCGGATAAGACTAACAAGGAAGTTGCTGATTATGTATCAAAAGAACGTCCTTTTATGGCAATTACATCAGGTGAATTAAGAATATTAGAGCGAGAAGTTGACCTAATCATAGGCGAGATATTAAGATCATTAAAACTATAATTTTGACTAGGAGGCAATATGTCAGAAGTTATTGAAACAAAAACAGAACAAATCCCTGAGATCGTGGAAAAAATTAAAAAAGAAAAAGAAAACTTTAAGGCTGCTCTTGAAAAAGAAAGAGAAGAGAAAGCCGCTTTAATGGCTAAGTTAAAAGAAAAAGAAGAAGCTGAACTTAGAGATAAAGAGAATCACAAGGCATTAGCTGAATTAAAAGCTAAAGAAACTGAAGAATATAAGGCTAAATACAATAACCTTCAGTCTGAAATTGAAAAGCAGACTAAATTGGGATCACTTCGCAAGGAATTAGAGAAGCTAGGCGCAAAAGGCGATAAGACCGAACTCTTATTTAATCTTTCAAAACTTGAGCAAATCAAACTTGAGAAAGGCGATAATGATAAGATTCTTGGAGTTTACGGTGCTGAGGAAGAGGCTAGACGTATTCAAGCTATCATCCCAGAGGTGTTCGGAAGACCATCCGCAGGATCAAATCACGATGCCCCACCAGCTAACACAAATCCATTGGATATAGAATCCTTCAATAAACTCACATTAAAGGAAAAAAATGAAAAGATGGCTGACATCTACAAGCAATATAATATTGCAGTAAAGCGGTAAGTAATTTAAACTAGATGAAAATCCTATTTGGGTTGACCAGTGGCAACCTGTCTTTTCTTGCTGTGCAGAAAATTCTTTAAAGGATAATCAAAAACATTTTTAGGAGTATTTTTTATGGCACAAGTCATTTCAGGCAAAACAGAATTATCATCGATGATTCCTACAATCTGGTCATCAATGATGTATGAAGAACTACGCAACAAAATTGCGTTTATGAACCTTTTCTCTCGTGAATACGAAGGGGAGATTCGTAATGTTGGTGATACTGTTAAAGTTAACCAATTATTAGCACCTACCGGTGAAATTCTTACAGATGATGAAGCTCAATTCTCATCTGAAGCATTGGCTTTTAACACTTTCAATATCGTGGCTAATAAGAGAGCGTCTGCATCTTTCGAGATTACGGATATGGCTCAACTTCAATCTCTTGAGTTTCAAGCTCAGGCAAGAGAAGCTCTAGTTTACGCTATTCGTAAGCAAATTGAAGGATCAATCATTTCAGCTTTAATCCCAAGCGCAGCAGCACCAGATCACCAAATTGCTCCGGCATCTCCAAGTGATTTAAACGCAGTTGACCTTGCAGCTATGAGAACTCTTCTTTCTGAAGCAAAAGTTCCAACGGCTAACCGTTACCTAGCACTGGCTCCAAGCTACTATGGTGACTTGCTACAAAAGAACGTAGTTACTTCTCAAGATTTCGTTACAGCTAACTCCGCACAGGAAGCAGTTGTTTCTAAATTCATGGGATTAAACATCTTTGAACATGACCTTTTACCTGCTGATGTTGGTTACGCTGTTCACCCATCTGCACTTCAAATGGTTATCCAAAGAGATGTAAGAGTTAAGATTTCTGATCTTCACTCAAACTACAAATATGGAACTCTAATTTCTGCAGACATTATCTTCGGATTTACTCTTGCAGATAATAAGAGAATCGTTAAGATTAACGGATAATGGTTAAACTAAGAAACATAAGCGGCAATAACCTTGCCGCTCTTGAAAAAGCACTTGAAGAAATAAGCTTGAAGCAATCAATTATGATTCATTCAATCAATTCGACAGGTGGTCAGTGGTATATCCATTTTCTTTTAGTTGAACCAGAAAACGATCAAACGAAACTCGGTGTTAAAATTGAAGATACCAGAGAGGCAAAAATTCCTAAGAAAAAAGGGTCTGCCTCACTCTGAAAAAACTTAGGAGATGGGGACTTAAAACGTCCCCATTTAAAATATGACTTTACCAAAAACACAACTTGATAGAGAGTATCAAAAATTCAGAGATACTGGTGAAAATGGTAAAACTAAAGTAGCTGTCGTTCAAGAGCAAGGTCCATATAATCCAATTAATGTTAGCATGGATGCCGAGGACAACTTCGGACGATTAAAAGTTGCTGCTCCTCACCTACTATTCGACTCATCTTTTCAATATTCACTTCAAACTAAAGTATTTATCCAAGACTTGATTGGTGGTGCGACAATTACGCATAATTCATCAAGAGCTTGCGCAACTATATCATGCTCGGCAACTGCTGGATCAAGGGCTAGATTTAGAACTAGAAACTATTTCCCTTACTCGCCTGCTTTTACTAACTCGGTGATGATGTCATTCTGTTTTCAAAACTCATTGGCAGGAATCACTAAAAGAGTAGGAATGTATGATGAGAAGAATGGGTATATTTTTGAGATGCTTAATGGAAATCTAAGGTTTGGCGTTAGGTCATCAATAAGTGGTTCAGCCATTACAAACTATGCCGAGCAAGTTAATTGGAATGTAGATAATTTTGATGGATCAGGGAACGAGGCAAGCAATCCATCGGGTATTTTAATAGATAAAACCAAACAGCAAATTCTATTCATTGATTATCAATGGTTGGGATCAGGGACTGTTTTTGTTGGATTTGTGATTGACGGCAAAAAATATCCTGCACATAAATTTCATCATGCTAATTTAATAAACAGTCTTTACTCTCAGACAGGAACTCTTCCTATTCAAGCTGAAATCTTAAATGTATCGGGCTTGGCTTCTTATTTTGAGTTTACCTGCTGCTCAGTTGTTTCCAATGGAGCAACAGCACAACATGGACATTTGCACAGCGTTTCAAGTGGAATTATTGGCAAGAATATGCCTGTTAGTGGGACTTCTTACCCGATTATCTCTATAAGAAAAAAACCTGCTTATTCAGATGTGCCTGTTCAAATATTAGACCTTCATGCTTTTTCAACATCTCAAGATGATTTCTTGATGCAAATTGTTCACAAACCTACTTTAGTTGGTGTTGTTTGGGTAGATATTCCGAACTCTCTTTGTCAGAAAGATGTCAGTGCAACGTCTTGGAGTGGCGGGGATATTGTGGCAGAATTTTACATGAAAGGTAATCTTCAAGCGTCCGAGAAATTGGAATTAATATCTAAATTCTGGGACTTAACTTTAGGCAATGACTTTTCGGGTAATAGTGAAATAATGGCAATCACAGCAATCCCATTAACTCAGCAAGCTACGCTTTACGGAGTAATTAACTTTAAGGAATTTGAATGAGATTAAAAAGAAATTATTCTGATTTTTATTCATTGGTTGATGCTAAGGGACTCGATGTTTTCATTGGTGAAATTCGTCCAGACTACTATCATTTAGTTGCAATTGATGGTGATGTTACTTTTGAGTGCA